CTGCAACTGAATAAAATGGATTATAAGCAAGCTCCACTAATACTGCAGGTTCTACTCTGTCTGGTCGTGCGTTTTGCAATCCTTGCGGATCGTTGCCTGGTATTTTAGGTTCTAATTGAGGTTGTTTAGGTTCGTATTCGGTGTAATGAACAAATGATCCGTTCCACTCTTGCACCATTTCTTGGTACGGGAATCTTTGTCCAGATCTATCTGAAATAGCATAAGCTTTTTTACCTGTTGAAAAGGTAGTCATTACATTCCATCTCCAAAATAATTTTTAGGTGAAATATATAAAGATGTTCTTTGACTATCTTCTTGTAAAGCTCTTTGTAAATCATCTTCATATAACATTCTTAATTGTTCAATTCTTTCTGGAGCGTGTTTAACTGCTAAATAATAAGCAAGTCCAGAAGTTAGAGCTGGTAAAAATCTAAATACTACATTTGGTGTATTTGTATAAGTTCCAGCGTCTTCAATTCTAGCTAAATAATAAAATATAACTTGATAATTGCTTGGATTAGAAGAATTAGAATAATTAGATCCTGCCGTTTGATATAAAAATATACTAGGATTTACAGTTCTTTGTACATAATACTGTGAAGGTGTTCCTTGTGATAATTTATTAGGTAAAGCTGCATAAGCAGATCTATCTATTTTAGATAATGATATATCAACAGGTGCAGTAGTAACTGTATTATTTCTAACGTAAGCTTCTAGAACATCATTTATATTATTAGGAAAATTAGTAGGATCAGCTGCATAATTATATTCAGCTTGCCCTAATACTAAATTAACAGTTGCTTTTTCAACTTTCCATAAATGGACGCCTCTGTTATCCCACTCAGATAATAATAGATTTATTGATCTTCTAGCTGATTTTAATTGATATCCACTTCTACTTCCATCAATACCTATACGTTCATAAGCTTCTTGAATAAGCTCATCAATATCCAGATTAAATGAAGTAGTTCCGGATGTAGCCATTTTATTACTACTTATCTATAAATAATACAGCGCTTAGTGCAGAAGAATTTCCTGTTATACCAACACCATCTACACAACCTACTGCATTGTTAGAACCATATAATACACCATCTTCTGGTATATATACAGATTGTGTTCCACCAGCTCCTACTTGAACGATGAAATATACTTGTGTGTTAGTTGAAGAACTAACAGTTGTAGCATTTGCTAAACCATTAATAATCATACTTCCAGAACTTCCAGTTGATTGAACAACTAATCCTCTTAAACGTGTTCTACCAGTAAACGCAACAGCATTTGTGCTTGATGATGCTATGTATATCGGTTTGACGTCACTTTTATAAGACATAAAAATCTCCTTGTATTTTCTAGGAGCCCCGGAGAGCTCCTAAAAAAGAATTTTTAATTACAGACCGTTTGTGCCTGATACTTCACCAGGTTGTGCAGTTCCGTCCGCAAATGTATATGAAAATACACCTGTAACGTTACCTGTACCTGCTGTAGATCCAACACTTCCTACAACTGTTGTATTAGCTGTAAGTCCTGCTGCAACTACTAAAGTTCCAGTAAGTGCAACTACACCTTTAGCACCAGTAACTAAATTATTAGCAATACCTGTTGTACTGCCCGCTGATCCTAAATTTACTGTAGTTGTTGCTCCACCACCTGAAGTAGTTAATACCGCAAAACTAAGTGGTATAGCACCTTGTGGTAATACGAATGGAACGTTAGAATTTACTGTCGCTCCGATTGATACCGCTGTTGCTGTTGTTGTTGATGACAAGAAAGTAATAACTTCAGATGCAACTAAAACTCCTGGTGCAACACCAGAACTTTTATCTTGTCCGCCGTAAGTTCTTACATATCCTTGAAATGTACTTCTATTTGCCATGTTTTTATCCTCCTAAATAATCTAATGTAGTCTCTAGGCCGTCGACTATACGCGTCTACATCAGATGTTAATGTATAGTGATTGAAATATAACTTAATTTATTGAATAGTGCAAGAGATCCCTGCATCAAAAATGATGTTTTTTACCTTATTTTGTAACTAGTCTTTAACTAGCTACTGAAAAATCAGGAGCAGCTATTTCAACTTTAATCTGTCTGTAAGCAATTTCTGCTTCAGCCATCTTAATTTGGTTAATAACAGAACGAATTTCTTCGTCTATTTTAACCATGTCTAGAGAGTATTTTCCCTCTTCAACATGAGCTTGTTCCCAATCAAGTTCTAATAACCTTTTCTTCTTGTAAAGGTTTTGTACTTGATCCATCTACAACCTCCTCATAGGTTATGTAAAAAAAGTTACTAATATGTTTATTAGTAGTACTTTTTTCTAATTGTTCTTTACTTATTTTTCCCAGAAAGTCAAGTACTTTCTGATGTAAAGATTCTGTTGAATTTATGGGTTCAGATTCCAATGTAAATTGGATTTTAGTGCCATTTATAAATAGTTTTATTAGGTAGGTCATCTTCTCACAGATGTTTTTATAGGTATTCACAGGGCGAGTCAAGCCCGCCCTGTAAATTAAAGTTATTACGCTCCTGGAGAACCGTACATTCCTCTTGGATCCGAGAATCCAAATGAATATCTTTCTCTAGCTTTGTATCTAACGTTACCTGTATCGAAATCACCTTCCATCGATGTTCTGATAGGAGATCTTTCAAAATACTTCATACCGTTTGGTACATCTGTTTTGATAAAGAATGCATCAGAATCTGTTAAGAAGTGATTTACAGTGTATCCACCAGAAACCATTCCCATATTTCTAATTGCATTGATATCGTTATCAGAAGTTCCAACTCTACCAGCAGATTTCATTAAACGATCAGCTGTAAATTGCAATTGCACAGGAATTACTAATTTCATTCCTTGAGCAGCAACTTTTAAGCCACGTTCATCAGTGAAGTTCGCGATGTCAATCAACGACTGTTCTAATGAAGTTTCGTTTAAGTCTGCAGCTGTAGCTAATGTATTACTGAAAGTTCCAGAAATAGTAGCGTGAGTTGTAGAGAATAATGGAGATCCATCACCACCTGGGTAAGATGTGCTGAATCCATTATTTAGAACGTTAGCAGCTGTTACTTGCTTAGTATTCGCCATAGATCTAGCTAATGCTTTTGTATATCTAGACGCAAGTCTGTCATACAAGTTGTCCTCAATCGCTTCTTCAGTGATTGCGAACGCAAGAGCTATCGTATTGTGCGTATATCTAGCAGTGAAGGTTTCATTAGCTTGGTCATAAGACACGCCAGATCCTTCAGCTTTTATCGCAGCATTACCAAATCCTGATAACATAACTTCTTCTTCAAATGCTCTTTCAGAAGTTTCTTTATCGAAGATTTCTTCGTGCTCGTTTTCGTAACGTTTATATTCAAGTCCAAACAGAGCGTTTAAACCTGGTTCTAGTTCTTTAACTAGTTGTGATCGTGATATAGCCATAGTTTATTACTCCTTACATTATTGATTGACCTGATTTAATCTTCACAATGAAGTCCTCACTAGCAACAGCCACTTCGTTCCCAATAAATTGAGATGGGCTTAATACTAATAATTGTCCACTTGTAGATGAAGCTAGATCTAATAGATCTGCAGAGATTCCATTTACGGAACTTCCAGCAGCATATAAAATATCAAAAGCTACACCGACAGCACTTACTCCTAGAGCAGTACCTGTTGATTTAACCAAGTATAGTTGATTTGGATCGTCAACTACATACGCTTGAATGTTACCTTGAGCAACATCAGTTTGTGTGTAATAGTTTTGCCATGTTGGTTTATTTCTATTGTTAGGATTCACTTCGATTAAACAACCGTTGAATACTCCCAATACGGAACCAGTAGCAGACGAAGTTACCGGAACAACAGTTCCTGTAGCTGTAAGAGCAACTAAATCACCTTGATAAAGAGCCGTTGACTGATTATCAAGAATGTAAAATTGGTCTTGTCCACCGCTAGTATAACCACCACCTACTTTGCCTAATGGTCTAAGACCAAAAGCTTTAGTTGTGTTTGCCATATTATTTTACTCCTTTAAGTTTATTTTAAACTTTGTTGGGTAGGAATTACTAAATGATTAGCTTTTCTTTGTACCACCAAAAGTTACACGAGTTTGCCTTTCATTACTGATTGGCATACTTGGATGCTGTTCCTTCAGAGGATCGTTTGCAATAGCGTCAGCTCGTTCTTGAGTTCTTTTTGCAAAGTACTCTTCGCGAGATTTTGCGATCTCTTCTGGTACTCTAGCCAGCACTAGGCCACCTACTCCAATCACTCCTGCGTATTTACCGTCTTTGACAACAGGATAATTCTGTTCAGGATATTCATCAGATCTAACTAATTCATAACCTGATCTCATTCTGCCTGTGATATTTTTAGTATCATCAAAGCCCAATGATTCAGCTCTTATCCATCTGTGTCTAAATCCGTCTGGCGCAGGCGGTGCATCTAGAGATGATGGTGGAGTCCAAACTTTAGGTCTATCTGTTTTAGACCTTGTTTCGCTCGCACGGGAAGTCTTAATTGTATTTTTTTCGTTTACCATATGCCTATACCTCCTTCGTGGTTAAATGTTTCGCATATTCTTCAAGTGGCACACCTAATCTTTTAGCAATTGCTACCTGTGATGGTGTGAGCTTCACAGTTTTTTTGCGTCCTGATTGGCTAGGACGATTAGCCGAAGCTACAGTCTGAGCAGGTTTTGCTCTTTCTGTAATTACTGTATCCTTTGTAGCAAATTTATGCGGAAATTCAAGTCTTATTCTTTTATCAATTTCTGCGTAATATTCGTCACTTCTAGGATCAAATCCTTCATCTTCTACAAGCTTCTTATGCATATCAAATGCAGTATAAGTCATTGCAGAATCATTACCAAACCAACTATTTCTAGCAGCCCAATCTTCCGCTTTAGGATCAGTTTGAGGTGCTTGAACATTTTGTTGAGGTGTAATTGTAACCTCTTTTTGTTGTTTAGGTAACTCTTCTTGAGAAGATTTAATAGCATTTAATCTAGCTGCTTCCATAGTTAACTGCGCAATTTGTTCTTGTGCAGAAACTTGAGCATCTACATCTCTAGCATCAATAGCAGATCTAAGAGCTATTTTAGCATTAGCTAAACTAGATTTAACTCTATTTTCAAATTCAGATACATAAACTTTATCAGTTTTTTGTAATCTAGATTCAATTTGATTTTTTTCTCTTTGTACAGATTGAGCATAAGCTAAAGCTTCTTCTCTTTGTCTTTCAGCTTCTCTCATTTTACGAGTTAATTTAGCGATACGTTTTTTAACTCCATCGCTATATTCTTCTAACTCATCTTTATCTTCAGAAAGTTTTTCAACTTCTGCTTTAACTTCAACAGGTTTTTCAACTTCTTGTTGAACTTCTATCTTCTCTTCTTTTTTCTCCTCCGCAGCAGCTTTCGCTTGCTCGTTGTTATCCAGTTCTATCTCAGCGCCTTCTCTTTCACCGACATCGATCATTGGATCGTTTTTTATTTTCTTGTCTTCTATTGGCATAGTGCCTCCTATGTTTAAATGTGATGAAGAACATCTTCAGGATTTTTAATAGTCCCAAGTACTTCGTCATCGTTTAGCAGTCGCACTTCTCCACCTTCTATTGGTAATCTTGAACCCGCATAACGAGCAAAGATAACCCAATCTCCTTTTTTACACCATGGACCTGTTGGATAACGCTCTTTATCGTTATAAGCTAATGGTCCAATTTTTAAAACATAACCACAGTTAGTAGCTATTCTTAATTTATCTAATGATTCTTGTGATATAATAATTCCACCTTTAGTTTTATCTTTAGGTGTAAATGGTAATACTAATAATCTCCAACCTGTTGGTTCTGGTAAACTATCAATTAATGATTCAGTAATGTTTTCTGCTCTTACTGTTTTTTGATTTTCTTCTTTGTATTTTTCTTCAAGACCTAGAACAGTCTTTGGTATTTCCTTTGACTGAACATCAGTCGAGTTTAATAATGTTTCCTTGCTCATTGTCTTTTAGCTCCTTGTTGTTTAGCAGGTTAGAGATTTCCTGTAATAAAAATTCGTATGTGCGAATTTGTCCAAGTATATACTTGTAATTTTCCATATTGTCAATACCACCAGAAGTTATAGTTAGTGTTAGGTTTTCTAACTGAGCTTTCATGAAGCGTTGAAGTTTATAAGCTACGTCTACTGTTTCCATTTTTCTCTCCTTTTGTTATTTTTTTATATTAACAATTCCACTTTCTAAGGGATTTATTAATTCTTGAATTTGGGTCTCTTGCAGTTTTAGCAGATGTTAATTTTGCTTTCATCCCTTTCATTCTGCTACAGAATGATTTTCTTCTATTAGCGGATTTAGAACCTGGTTTTAATTTAGATGGTTTAGTTGTTACAGCCATAGATAATTTTGAACCTGGGTGTTGTCTTCTATAAGATGCAATACCTTTTTTGTTCAAACCACCTGCTGGGTTTTTGCCTTCTTTTCTTTGCCAAGCAGGAGTAGCTTTTCCACCATCTGCTTTTTGAATTCTAGCAATTCCACAACCTCTAGTATGAATACCAAGACCAGCCATTATATTGTTTTAGTTTTTTTAAATTTAATAACTTTTCCTTGACCTCTATGAACTATACCACCTTTTTTAAAAATAGGATTTGCTACAGGATTAAAAGAAATATCTTTGTTTTTATTTTTAGTTCCTTTTACAGTAATAGGTTTTTTTCTTTTATCTGTAAATTCTGGTTTAGTTAATATAGTCATAGTTATGGTATATCTTTTCTTGAAAGAAAATTAGAAATTTGTTCATCATCAAGACCCATTTCCCTTAATTTCTTAATTTGATCTTCTATTGGATCTTCTTTAGGTTTTGTACCATCTTTATACCCAACTCTGTCATCTTTAATAATTTTAGCAATTCCAGTACCTTTAAATTGTTTACCTAATCCAGCCATATTAATATAATTTAGTTACTTTAGTTTTAATTGCTTTTCCTTGACCTCTTCCAACTAAACCACCTTTAGCAAATTCTGGTTCAGCTGTTGAATCTTCTGGATGTAAACGATTTAAACCTTCTTGTCTACTTTCTTCAGCCATAATTTCTTTATATTTTCTATCTAACTCTTGTTCGGATTTTCTAAATTTTTTTTGTCTATCTTTTTCAAGGTTATAATATTTATTATTATAATCTTCAGGCATTATTTTGGAAAACCTTTTTTCATATTAGCATATGCTTTAGCTGATATGGTTGATTTAGATTTAGGTCTAGATATACCTAATTTTTTTCTACGATTTATATTTGCCCATAAACCAGGTTTAGCTGCGCCACCTTCTTTCATACGCATACCATCTTTATTGTATTTGCCACTTTCTTTTTTAGAAATTGCAATAGCGGCTTGTTGAGCCATTCCACCTTTTTTCATGTAGCCCATTTTATTTCTTACTTGTGTTGGAAGTTTTGCAAGACCAGGATTTTCTTTTTTGTCTACAGGTTTTAAAGTTTTTCCTCCATCTTTAAAACCTGTTCTTGCATTAATAACTTTTGCA